GGCTATAAAAAAAGGGGACTTTATGTCCCCTTTGCTTTATCAGTATACTTTGAATGTGCGCTTGAAGATATCATACTCTTCAGGTCGACCGCCTTCACGTTGGAAGTTCTCCTCCCACTGAGCTCGAGTCATCCATGCAACATCAGCATCTGCTGTACTGTCTTTTGGCTCTGAACCAATAAACTTACCTGGATCAGGTGCGCCGTAGTACAGATCGATCATCTCAAATCCTTCTACACAGTGAGGAGCAAATACTTCACGAACCTCTGCAGCACTGAAGTCTTGTCCGTCGTGCTTAGGTACACCTAGGAATACTACAGCATCAAATCTAGGTCCCTGAGGCATACGCAATCCGAACTCCTCTGCAGTCATTCCATGACGGTATTGATTGCCGCACTTAATCAAACCATCACGTAAACCATTGCTGTCGTACAACGTGTGCATAACACCACGATGTCTTGTAGCGTCTGGTGAAGTGTAACAAATCTCCCCTTTGTATCCGTACATCTTAGCAACAAGTGGTACGAACTGGAACACTACGTTCATATCAGCTACAGTAGCCATATGAGCGCGCTCAGGTGGCAATGCATCAGGTATGCGATCGAAGTCGCTTTGCATTATCCACGAAGGCTGATCAGCTAGGAAATGACCAACAAACAGAATTCTTTGATGCCCTCTGTTTTTGATAGCATTCATATACATTGGAGCACGATTGAGTGCTTCTTCTACTACATTAACGTCTTTAGTAGTGTATAATGTATCGATGCCGTGTTGTGCCCACTCGGTGTTAAGCTGTCCGTTGAGACGACGAGCGATCGCTTCTTTCTCATGAGATTGTACGTACTGATATACATGCCCATCCGAAGTATCACGCAGAATTTTTTCATTTAGTAGGTTGAAAAACATTAGTGTTATTTCCCTTGGTAGATGTTAAGAATATATTCTTCAAATTCCTCGATCTTCTCTGAACGGTTCGGCCATAGGATATAGTCCTTCTCAGGATTGTCCTTTAAGTTTGCTAGCAGTGGCTGTATAGCGTTGTAAAGATTATCGAGTCGATTCTGAATCTCATCGGCCGCTGTCTCAAGCTCTTCAATCTGCTGTACAGACTCAAGATCGTGCTCATCGACTAAAGTAAAGCCAAAATCGAATAGTTCATTTTTCATTGTATTATTTATAGTAAAATTAATTTGTTGACAAAACAAGAATGATGTTATATAATATACCTGTAGCCAATCCGGGAATACCCTGGAATAACGACGAAATGGTGCGTTGACTATTGAGGTTATTTATAGTACTATAGTCTGACCAATTTAGGAGAATCATTATGATACATGGCAATATGCGAACCTATTCGAGTGGTCGTAAGAAGAAATACAATGCTTGGGGCAAGAAGAGCGACGAAGCGAAGTATAAGGATAGGCCGTTTGTTGAGTTCAAGTCGGCACAGGTATACCGTCGAGGAGACACTAGTCATATACCATCATTCGAAGGACAGGGACATAATTGCACTCGACCAGCTAAGCACGAGTATACCGGTACGTTGATCAAAGGTATCAGCACCATGCATAAGAGTAATGCAGTTCCTATTCTAAGTCAAGAAGAAGCTAAAGAACACGCTAGTATGCGTAGATAATATCAAGGAGTTACATCATGTTGAGACACAATTACAGTACTACCGAACTACTTACCGTGTTGCAGGAAGAATGCGCAGAGGTTATAGTAGAGGCTTCGAAGATAAAGCGCTTTGGTCACGAGCCGGAGAATTTGGAGCGGTTTGCGAAGGAGATAGGTGATCTGCAATGTTTGATCGACCTATGCCAGGAGTATGACTTGATCTCGTTTACAGACATCGATGAGTACAGTCAACAGAAGCGCGAGAAACTGAAAATATTTTCAAATATATTGGATTAAACTGTTGACTGTTGTAGTGACCTTTAGTATAATGCCTGTATTGATTGAGAAAGGTGTTTATTATGTATAATGTGAGAATCCAAGGTACTACTGATAAGAAGTTAATAGCTTATGTTGAGCGTGTGTATAACTACTTAGGTTTATACGAGTACCATGATTGTGATTTCGCTATTGACTTCTCTCCGCGATGTGCTGCTAATGCTGGTGGTTTCTGCAATGGCGACGATGAAGAGGTTTTTGTTGAGATCGCTCGATCTGATGCAGTTGGTCGTATTCCAATGCAATCTGTTAAAGTGAACATTGCTCATGAGTTGATTCATGCCCAGCAGATCGCATCGGGACGACTGATTAATAAAGGTTTCGTTTTTCGTAACGATACTACCCCTCACACCCTTACTACTAAACAAATATTTGATGGTCAGGAATACGTAGGAGTATCATATGAAGACCAACCGTGGGAGATCGAAGCATATGCAAATGAAAGTCAAGTGTATGAAGCGTGCAAGTAATAGCGATCCTGTAAAGAAGAACATGGATAAGTTCACACGTCCCGCTACCCATATAGATCAGAAAAAGGAGGCTAAGAAAAATGGCGATTACTATAGTTAATGTGTTCGAGATATTACTTGGTTGGTATGCACTGTTCCTTGTAGTAGATCTGTATGTGTCGTACAGAGCGAGGACTGAGTATTTGCGGTGGTATATGGATGACCTCGATGATATGTCATACATCAACATCTTTGGCAGAGCTCACTCTAAAACACTGATGGTTATGTTTGTCACTGTCTCGCTTGTATTCATTGCTGATTTTTTCTTCAATTTTATCAAATAAACCTTTACTTTTTGTAACCCCTGGAGTATAATATATGAATGTTAGTAAAGCTGAGCGGTATGCGATTATTCGTCGTGCTGCGATGAAGGTTCAGAAGCGTAGTAAAGTTATGTCGTCTAACAGGCGTCTAGCTAAACAAGTCATTCGGCTTGATAACGATACTACGAATAAGGACGTTAGTTATGAGACTAATGATGCTTATATCAAGGCCTACTTTTCTGATGTAATTAATGCCAATAACCAAGAGGAAACTTTATAATGGCTGAACAACAAATGGAAAACCTGATCGATTTGGGCAAATACCCACGTAACGATGTAGAGTTAATCTCACGTGAATTCCTTCGAATCGTTTATCTCGAAACCCTTGATGCGTTCGTTCAAGAGCAGCAGAAAGAAACACCAGATAAGCAAGTGATAGGTAATATGGAAGATGCTCTCAAAGGTCTCGAAACTACTATCATCATCTTGGATGGCGGTCCTGAGTTCTTAGAGTATGTGCATGCTGATGCTGATACCTCTGTGGCTAATGATGACGAATTTGATCGTTTCTAAGGAGAATGTGATGGGTGATTATACTTTTGAGTCGTTAGTTAACCAGTTGAAGTCAGCTGTGTATGAGGTAACCTTCACCAAGGTTAATGGGGAGAAGCGTGTGATGCCTTGTACGCTTGTCGAAGAATATCTACCACAATCTGATACTGCCAAAGCTCACAATGACGGTGAAGTCAATAAAGCTGTTATCAGAGCATATGCTATCGATAAGCAGGCATGGCGTTCTTTCCGAGTGGAGAACGTAGTCTCAACGAGCCTGGTAGATTGATGGCCGATGAAACTGAAGTTTTTCTCACTAAGAAAACCTTTTCTAGAATGGTTGAAAATTTAGTTAGGGAAAGTCGTCATGTTTCTTATATGGATGCCATAGTCCATATTTGTGAGAAAAACAGTATGGAGATTGAAGATATTAAAAAGTTTCTTACTCCTTCAATTGTTGGTCAATTGGAGGCTGAGGCAAGAAACTTAAACTATCTACCGAGAGTGAATACGTTAGATGTATGAGATAGCTAAAATAATACCCCTTGACATAATACAAGATGTTCTTGATTATGGTGATACTGCTTATCAGTATCGTACTGGTGTAACCACTAAAGGTAAAAACACTTATGATCCAAGTATGCGTAAGACTACAGGTGTACGTATTGATCCTAAGTTGTTTCCGGAGATTGGGGATATTATTGAGGCTCGTATAGATGACGGCACCATGGTTAATCAGTTCGACTTCCTGATCTATAATCAAGGTGACTATTTCAAACGTCACCGAGATACTTTCCGTGAGGAACATCTGAAGTACCATCGAATTTGGACTACGGTCACTCTTCTTGATAAGACGGATGATCTACGTGGTGGTGCATTACAGGTCGGGGATAGTGAGCCAATCAATTTGCAGGTAGGCGAGACTATTATCTTCAAATCAAATATTAATCATGAAGCACAAAAAGTCGAATTGGGCACAAGAAAGGTTCTAGTTGCCTGGTTAGGAATGTATAAATATAGTTGACTTATTAGTCAATATACAATATAATACAACTGTTATACAAAAATATTTAAGCACATACAATACATACGAGGTTATACAATATGTCTTTTGCAAATCTAAAGTCCAAGTCTATGGACATCAACTCTTTAGTATCAGCTGCCCAAGAAGCATCAGGTGCTAATCAAACATCTACTAACAAATACCAAGACGATCGTAAATGGAAGCCAACTGTTGATGACAGTGGTAACGGCTATGCTGTATTGCGTTTCTTGCCTGCAGGTGAAGGTCAAGATCTTCCGTGGGTACGATACTGGGATCACGCATTCAAAGGTCCGACCGGTCAGTGGTATATCGAGCGCTCACTAACAACTATTGGTCAAGCTGACCCACTAGGTGAAATGAACTCTCGTTTGTGGAATAGTGGTAACGAAGAAGATAAAGAAACTGTACGTCGTCAGAAGCGTCGACTGCACTATATCGCCAACGTTCTAATTGTCAACGATCCTGCTAACCCAGCAAATAACGGTAAAGTTATGTTGTATGAGTTTGGTAAGAAGATCTTCGATAAGATCATGGATATGATGCAGCCAGAATTCCCTGGAGAGACTCCTGTCAATCCATTCGACTTCTGGAAAGGTGCTGACTTTGAATTGAAGATTCGTAAGGTGGAAGGCTATCGTAACTATGACAAGTCTGGGTTCAAAGCTCCAGCTGCATTGTTCGAGGGCGATGATGCTCGATTAGAGTCTACCTACAATTCGATGTATGATCTCAATGAGTTCGTTACTCCTGACTTCCCTGGAGCACATGATCCTAAGTGGTTCAAGAGCTACGAGGAATTGAAGTCTCGATTGGAAACTGTTCTAGGTATGGCTACCGGTACAGGTGCTACGCTGAGAAACGAAGCGATTGCTCAATCAGCAGAAGTGGCTCCTATTCGTGAAGCTAACGAACCGACCATAGTATCAGCTGAACCTGCAGCGGCTATTGCATCCGCTGACGAAGACGACACCTTGTCATACTTCGCTCAGATGGCTCAGCAAGACTAACAATTCAGTCCCCCCTGATGTCCTTTAGCCACCTTCGGGTGGCTTTTTTTTATCTGGTACCTTGGTCGAAAGAATCCATAGTAGAAATACCACCACCCCAAGAGACTGCCATTGAGCCATTGCTAACATTGGTGGTTGATGGAGCGCTAACTACTATTGGTGCTTGATTATTTGATACAGAATTCATCTCTGTAGTAGAGTTGTTGATTGTCTGTCCTGACTGATTAGGTTGTACACCAGCAATCTTACTAATACCCGTTAGCTTAGCAGTAACGTCGTCGATCTGACCTGACTTCAATCCAGGCTTGAAATCCATCTCTGGCAATCCGTCAAACCAACCTGAGCCGACTGTACTTCCTTCCCACATGGCATTCATCAAATATATCGTCTTAGCTGTTGCTTTGGCGAACGACTCCATTTGATCTGAATAGTGATCGAAGTTTACATTGTTAATTGCATTGATGCCTGAGCCAAGATTCATGAACGAGCTAGCCAGTCTATCAACGTTTTGTATGGTAGCGTCACCGATGTTGAGTTTCTTTAAGTTGTTCGCTGTTTGAGTGAAGATGTCATCGTCTTCGCTTTTACCAAATATAAAGTCTAATGCTTTGCCTGCTAGGTCACCTATAACGCCAATCCCTTTAGCGCCATATAACAATGCCATACCAGCTCCAATGGCAGACATACCAGCACCAACAGCTATTAGGTTTGCACCGTCAAGTTCCGTTAACGGATTGAGTCCGTCGGCAACATTTTTCAGTAGAGGACCAAGTTCTTCGCCAGTGATACCCATCTTAGAGATTAATTCACCTATACCAGCAAACCCACCAAAGAATGCTGCGGTAGCTGCGCCCATATTGGCCATCATTGGTACTAATAAAGGGTTAGCTCCAATCACCGCTCCTGCTGCGAATAATGCGCCCAACGCAATTAATGACTTACCAGAGAAAGCATTGAGTCCTTCACCGAGAGCTATCATCGTAGTTTTAAGCGAGGTACCGTCAGTATTCAAGAAACTCATGCCTTTGTCGCCAAGAGCTAGACCAGCAAAGAAACCGCCGATACCAGCACCCATTGCCGTCATACCAAGAGCAGCTTTAGCCGCATTGCCAACACCTGCTAGCGCGCCGAGGATACCACCACCAGCCATGATACCGCCCATGATCATAAGACCGCGCTCTGGAGTTTCATCGAACGCTTCACCAAGAGTAATCATATTTCTCTTGGTCGCCTGCATGTCAGTACCAATCAATGCTTGAGCTTTATCGCCCAAAGCAAGACCGGTAAAGAACCCACCAATACCAAAGCCCATCGCAGCGAGCCCAACGCCCATTCCGACACCTTTAGCCGCAACTCCAACACCAGCAGCCAGAGCTTTTTTCATGCTGCCTTCTGGTCTTGCACCTCCACCTGAGGAACCAGATCCAGAGGACGCACCGCTACCCCCGGATCCTTCACCGGCGTCGCGTTGATTCTCTAAGTCGTCGAGTCTATTTTGCTCTTGCTTTATAGACTCGCTTTGAAGGTGTTCATGTATATTGCCGATAATATGATTATTCTCAGCAGCAATATAATTAGACTCCTTCATCTCCTCGACTAGTTTTGAGAATGACATTTGTTATTGACCTTTTCGTTTTGACCTTTCGGTTCGTTCTTTAATATCTTCTATTAACATCGTGAGATATATCTCCCTCTCCCAAGGCATCATCATTTCAACCTCTTCTAGCGAATAATTGTAATTATTCATTAGCTGGAAATTGACCTGATAATAATTCGCCAAGTTATCATGGGAGAGGTTGATTAAAAAAAATCATCCATCCCCTTCAACGTTCTCACGTTGTCGTGTCCACAGCTTTTACACTTGTATTCAATATCTTTGTATACAAACGGTATGCCGTTAATAAAAGAAGCTAGCATTTCATACTGTGATGTAGTCATAGATTCAACGAAAGACACTACATCTTCACGCGACTCTTGTTTCAAATCAATCCGCTCATCATCAGTGTGTACCGAATCCATGCAAATCAACATCAATTCAAAAATAATCTCAGCTTGGGATTTTGCTCCCACTAAAGCAGCATTATCCAAAAACTCTTCGTAAGTAGGGTATCGCATTTTAATCGCGATGCTCTGACTAACCTGTACAATAGGATCTACTACAGGATTAGCGATCTGTACACTATCAAGCTCAACCTTCATTACATTGTCAGCTTGACATTCTGAGCAAGGCAATTGAATCTCGATTGTCTCACCTACCGACTTAGATCGGATCATCGTAAATAGATAATCCACGTCAAATGTCGTCAGCTGTGTCTTTACATCGACCTCAACACACGCCTTAATAGTTCGTGTAATTGCTCGAAGCAAATCCTTGCGATCTTGTGTCTCAAGTGCAATCAATAAGTTCTTTTGTTCCTTCACTAAAAACGGACGGTATGTCACTAGTTGTCCAGTAGAAGGAATAGTCACTTCATAACTCGGTGTCGAGTTTAATATCGGTAATGCCATTTTATAACCCTATTGTTGTTAAATGTCGAACTTCAATCCTCGGTTCAACGTTGATAATAAATCTTGCTTCACTTTCCAGTTTGTATAAGAGAACTGGACCGTCATCTCAACCAACCCATCTGGATCGTTCGATAACTCAATTGCTGATAATGACGTTGGAAATGCATCGTTTAGCTCGACCGTATATATCGAGTTTGCGAAGAAGTCAAATCCGATGTTGAATATACCACCAATACTTATTTCTTTGCTATACTCTTGACCGAGGATACCTGTGCCATCTGGTTTACGTAGTTGGTGGATAGTAACGCGTTTAGCGTAGTCCTTTTTATACCCCACCTCTCCTCGCTTCTCATCAACCATCAATTTACGCCATTCATCGAAATACAGCTTAGTATGATAATCGTTGAGAACGTAGAACGTCATTGATACGTCATCGACTAAGAAACCATCTACGATCTTCTCGTTGAACAACCCAATAGGCAGCTCTTTAGTGGTAATCTGCTTACCAGGCATAGTAACACTCTTACACATCAAGTTAAGAGTACGGCCGGTAAACCTACCGATGCTAGGTAGTTGCACAGCAAACTGATTGGTCATTGCTAGACCTTTTGCTCTGCTAACCTGTGTTTTTAGTTGTTCTATACTAGCCATTGATCATTCTCTTACTGTCGCTGTATACTTTAAAGTTACTTGCCTTACGGAAATCAGCTGTTGGAAGAAATGTAGCAATCTCCCACTCTGGAGCAGGCACCAACGCAAATTGACCTTGCACATGATCGCTGAGGTAGTGCTTAACACACGGCTTGAAATACTTCAACTTTGCTGATGCTGCCAATAACTTATACGAGGCTTTGAACCTGGTTGAGTTAGTGAACTTCTTATCCGTTGTGATATCCATCAATCCATCAAGTAGCTTTGCTCTCAGTTGTGGAGGCAGGTAATGTAGGTTCAACCCCAGGAACCCACCCTCAGCTGGACCAATCACTACTACTAGTGGAAATCTATCGTAGTACGGCAGCGTGTCTTTATGCTTAGGGTCATAGAAGAACATATACATTGAGCCGACTACTTCACTACCCTTAGGTTTAAGAGGATCAGTCTTCATCAGCTGCTCACGGTTGATACTACGCATGTTCTTGATTTTATTCATGAACCACTTACGCGACTCTTGTGTTCGCGGAGTAATACCAGCGCGGAATGCTTCTATCTCTAGCTTGTTAAAAAGATTAGACACCAGTGTCTCCGTTAGAAATTATAAAGGTATTTATACCTATTTTTTAGGTTTCTTTCGCGAGAACTTTCTTAGTGGTTTGAGAGCAGCCCTTCCTTTAGGCTTCTGAGTCGACTTTGGCATGATCCCCAAAGCAGTCAATTCCTTTTCCGTCCATATCTCAAAATGCCATCCACGATCGAGTGCATACTGTTGTGCTGCATGCCATTTAGACTGGTTCTTAATATAAGTCATACTCTCGTTGAGTAAGGTTTGGCGACGCTTACCTTGTTTGTTTTCTGGTCGTTGTGTTTCTTTAAATGGCTTAACTTCAACAAGGATCTTCTTACCGTCAGTAAACTGAATAGCAAAGTCCATAAAGTACCGATGGGGTCTTTTGTCGGTTTGACATATGTACGGTATAACAACTTCTTCTGACACCCAACCCGAAACATTGGAGTTGTCGTCGCACCACTTCATAACGTGACGTTCCCACATGCTTCTATAAACAATTGTGTTAACGTCACCTACATACTTGTCCGGGTTCTTTGGCTTGTACCTACCTTTATATGTTCTCATTCTTATTTTTAGTTATAAATAGTTAACAAGTATTTATAGCGAGATCTACTATGGCATTAGAAGCTGAAAAAGATGCGGGTACTCCTGCAGCTGCAGAGGGCGATACTCAAGCCGAACAGGAACAAGAGATCCTGAACAAATCGTCTGAGCCCCCTCTCAATCCAGATGACATTCTAAATGGTCCACTAAGATATCCTGTCGAACATGTCGACCGGTATCAAGGGTTCATAAAGTTTAGTCAGTACGAAATTGAAGCTCCTACTTTTGGAGAGGCTACCCAACAAGCATTGAAAGATGGCGTAAGTGCATCTACTGAAAAAGTTAAAGCTGCTAGCGAAGAGAGTGGTGGCGGGTTCTTCGACACTTTATCAAGCCTTGGTGGTGATCTGATTGATGCGGTGGTGGACGTATTTACTGGTGATGGCGACAACACAGACACAGCTAGTATTGACGGTGAGGATCCAACTCAAGAAGGTGTTATCACTCCAAGACGTGTGATCGGTAAAGGTGATCCTGTTACTCTATACCTGCCAACAGCATTAACATTCAACGATGGTCTACAATACGATACTCCTTCGCTCGGTGCTGTTGGAGCTCTCGGTGAGACTATGGTTGGACAAGGCGGCAATATACTCAACGCATTAGATGCAGCCGTTACCCAAGGATTCAAGTCAGTATCTGATACATTTAGTGGCGGCGCTAAAACTGGAGATTTAGCTAGATTAGCATTAATTCGTGGGTTGAGTAAGGTTCCTGGAGCGGGAGCTATCCAAGAGGGTGCTTCTATTGCTGCCGGCGTAACCATCAATCCCAATGTGCGTTCTTCATTCAAAGGGGTAGCTTTACGAGAATTTACCTTCCAGTTTAAATTTATACCAAAGTCTAAAGAGGAATCCAAAGTAGTTGAAGACATTATAAGAAGATTCCGCTTCGCTGCATACCCAGAGACTCTAGGTGCAGAGGGCAGTGTTGATGTCGGCGGTGAGTCTGTTGGGGCTTCGGTTGCGTTGGGGTACAAGTTCCCCGACTTATTTGATATCCAAGTTAAGTATAAAACTAAAACAGGGGAAGTTCAGGTTGGACATAAATTCCAAAAATGCTTCCTGAGAGGTATCGCTACTAACTACAATCCAGGCTCGATGGCATTTCACAAAGATGGTAAGCCGGTCGAAATAGATCTAACGTTGACCTTCATCGAAGAGAAGACATTAGACCGTCGTTCTATTACTCAAGGATATTAATATGCCATACTTCAGTTTCTTTCCAAAGACTCTATATTCATTCGGCGACGGTAAGATTGCACGGACTCAAAACCTTGCCGTATACGCTCAAGTGATGGATGATATCAAGAACAATGGAGCGTTCTACCAGAAGTATCATATTATAACAGGGGAGCGACCTGACCAGGTAGCTTTCAAGCTGTACAAAGATCCAAACCTATATTGGGTTCTGTTTATGATCAATGATGACCTTCGTGAAAAGGGATGGCCTCTAGATCAATTCGAGCTTCTAGCTAAAGCTAAAAAAGACTTCCCAGACTTTGTTATTCATACTCATGACGTGGTTCATGACAAGCTCACAGTGGGCGAGACAATTAAGTGTAATAGATCTGGGTTGCATGCAGATATAATTTATCGCAACCTCAAGCTAGGAGATATCACTATTGGTAATCTGCGAAAGAAGCAGGGTGATGAGTATGTTCCTGTTGCATACGCTTCAAGCGATATAGTCAACGGAGACCTAATTACGTCTGTCGATACCAATGAAACTATCACCGCAGAGTACTATACCCCTGAACACTTAGCTGCCCGCTATCATGCTATAGACGGAGAGTTGGTAGACTATTTACCGTTTACTGGAGAAGGTGAAGGTCAGGTTCGTGTGACCAACTTGGAATATTATGTGCAGGAAAACGATAAGCTCAAACAGATAAATGTTCTAAAACCTTCTGCGGTCAGCAGGGTAGTATCTCTGTTTAACCAAGCCGTGAGCTCATAATGAGTAGTGTTGCTATAGAAAAAGCCACCGCTATACTGATAGAAGGGGTGGTGCTAAAGAGTCCTTCAAACCCGACTCAAGTCGATATAAAGAACGTTGTTTCTGATATTGATATATTTGAGCATGTGGATAAACCATATGTCTCTGCAGTACTGACATTCACTGATGGCGACAACATCATGTCGTCTCTTAATATTAGTGGCGCGGAAACCGTCGACATTACTATCAAGGCTAATACGGATATAGCGGTTCCTGTAGAAATTCAATTCTATATTGACAAAGTGATAACAACAGCTAAAGGCAATGAGACGAACGAGCTAGTAGCACTACACTTAATTCAGACCGTTAACTACCGCTCTAACCTACAAAATGTTAATAAGGCATATAGTGGTAAACCAACGTCGATCATGGCTAAGATAGCTACTGAGTTCCTTGATACCACGATACGAGCCAGTACTGAACCTCCGCAAAAGATGAAGTTGATTGTTCCTAATCTCACTCCACTCAATGCTATTTCTTGGATTAAGAACAAGCTAAGTACGGAGAAAGGATATCCATTCTACTTGTATTCGTACTTTGGTGGAGAAGAGCTGTTCCTAGTCGACCTCAAGACTATGCTGGAAAAACCAGCAATCAATGCTGGCGCGCCATATACATTTACAGAATCAGCAATACCTTCACCAGATGAAAATTACGATGACACATCCCGTCGACGAGTTATATTAGATTATCAAGTGAAAGATACTGATAACTTATATAGCTTAATCGATCGTGGTCTTGTTGGAGCCACTCATCAGTTCATTGATGTCACTTCTAATAAGGTGGTTAATCATGAGCACAATATGAGTGAAGTGACTGATACATTGGTAGGGGACGATTTGATTAAAAAGAATCCGTTGTTTACCACAGACTATAAAGACAACGGTACTCCGTACGGCAAGATTCAGAGTCGTCTCATAACACAGATAATGAGTAGTGAAGCATTTGACGGATTCGATTCATACAGTCAAAGCTCAAGCGCTGGAGAGTATAAACTAAACTCGACCCAACGAGCGATGGATGGTCTGATCAAGAAGCAGCCGTTGAGTATCATTGTTAATGGTATTGACTTCCTACAAATAGAAGGCAACAGTACTATAGGAAATAAACTGGAAGTTAAATTTCCAGCTAATTTAAATGATGAAGGTAAGAGCAAAAATAGGTTCGATAAAAAGAAGTCTGGCGACTACTTGATATATTCCGCCAAGCATTCTATCTCTAGAGATTCGTATACTATAGCTTTAACGTGCGTTAAAATATCGAATGGTGATGTATGATACCCAAGACTTATGTTGATTATTATGGCGACTCCGTACGTTGGTTCGTAGGTCATGTTGTCGACGTTAAAAATGATCCACTGAAGCTCGGTCGCGTTAAAGTTCGTGCGCTCGGTGTGTACGATAATATAGATGATGAGTACTTACCGTGGGCTCAGATAACTGTTCCTGTGACAACTGGTATTCATAAGGGAGTAGGACAGAATTTAGGAATCTTAGTTGACACCCAAGTATTCGGCATATTCCTAGACGGACAAAACTCGCAGCTACCGTTGGTGCTTGGATGCATTCCTAAAAAGGAAGACACTAATTCGAAAGCAGTAGATAACTATCCACTGAACAAAGTGTACGAAACACAATCCGGCCACTATAAAGAATACGATGATACAGAGGGCAGTGAGCGCATCCGTGAACAACATCGCTCAGGTACTTTCTATCAATTGCAGGCTGATGGCTCGCGAGTTACAGTAATAGAAAAAGATGATGTCCTCATAGTTAGAGGAGACGTTTCTATTCTAGTACAAGGTAATGCGGCTATTAATTGTCTTAAAGATGTTACAGTCACCGCTAAGAATGTTGATATCAACGCTAGCGAAAACATAAAATTAAACTCATAGGATAAATTATGGCTCAATTAAGTTTTGACATTATGGCAGTAGAAGCTGATGTAGTAAAGGATCAGAATCCTAACGCTACCGGTGCTATCTACGGTGGCGCTAAAGGTATCTGGACTGGTACTCAGGCAGAGTATGACGCTTATGATGAGCACGACGATCAGATATTGTATTTCATTGTCAGTGAGTCCGAGCAACCCTAGTGGCGGCAATCAATAAAATCTATCTCGGCAATCGACCTGTCGAAAGTCTCTATATGGGAAACAAGCCTGTTAGAATGTTGACAGGTAGCACCGGAATAGATCAAAGCGAGATAATATTAAAAAACCTCCCTACTATCGCTAATCCGGTAGACTCCATCGTACCTAAAATTCCTCAAAATAATTTTAAATCAACTAGTCCAGACGGTCTTGCTGCTCTTGCTGCACTAGGGTTTGATACTTCGATCCTGACAATAGAAATAGAAGTACCATGCGATCGCCTACCTACCAAGGCTGATATTACCAACGTATTCAATCAGATCGCACAGATCCCCGCAAAACTTAAACAGCAGCTGATCGAGCGAGCTGAAGAGTTAGCGGAAGATGTCGTCGAGCAAGTAAATGCTTTGATAAAAGACATCGAAGACTTGATGGATATGTTTGCCGAAGTATTGTCGCCATACTGGGAAAAGGGTAAGATCCGCAATTGGCAGAAGGAAGCTAAGGATTGTTGGGATGAGTTGATACAAGACTTCCATATCTTTATTCCTGTTAAAATGCTTGAAATGATTAGCAAGCTAATCCCAATCGACTTCAATATTGTTGTCCTTGGCATTGAAATAAACGTTCTTAAAATATTCACTGAAGAAGAACAGCAGCGAATTAAAACCCAGATTATAGAAAAGATCCCTGAGTTACCCGAACCATTTACAGATCTATTTAATGGCAGGTGGCAAACTAAATGTGATGAGTGGAGAGCCAAATACACTTGGCAGTATATCAAGAACGAGATCATGGAGTGGTGTACTAATGCTTTGTGGAAGGCATTTGAGAAACTGATCGATAAGTTCAAGGAGATATGGGAAGCGTTAGGGCTGCCCGACCTACCTGCGTTACTAGATTTCGATCTGGAAGAATTTATCCAGATGCAGATAGAAAGACTGGAACAGGAGGCGCGAGACTTCATTCAAGACCTTGAGAATCAACTCAATGAGCTCGTGGAGCAGGTCGAAGGAGAGATCGAAGATTTTGAAGCTAAAGTAAAACAGCTGGAGGAAGATATAAAGAACTTCAGTATAACTGGCTACATCATTGGTGAGCTCGAACAGGTAGAGATCTTCGGCAAGAAACTTATTGATATAATAGGTGGTCCGATTGACGAAAATGTCTTAAACGGCGAGGAACGAATTGCTGATCTAATGAGACAGGCTAAAGAGTGGTTTGCTCAGTGGCAGAAAGAGTTGATCAATGCGTGGATTAGAAAGATCAAGAAGTTTTTAGAGAAGATTGGTTTGGACAAACTGCTGGCGTTATTAGATCTCGATTTTTGCGAGGTATTAAAACTGCTAGGGATACCAACCACCTTCACTTTATCAGTATAAATAAAGAAAAAAGAGTTTAACACGATTATGGCAAAAGCATTTTCTATAGAAGATGGTAACTTGTTGAACAAGCCAATCACCGCCAGTAAGTCAAGAACTTACAAGGACGTTGATTGCTCGTTCGAAAAGAGACCTTCAGGTGACGTTTACAAGAAGACGGACGCAGCTGCGGTTAAGCAGGCTGTGCGTAACCTGTTGCTCACTAATAGAGGTGAAAAGCCGTTTCAGCCATACTTTGGTTCTCGATTACAGCGACTGATCTTCTCTCTGGATACGGAGACCGATGAAAGTGATGTGGAGCAAGTGGTACGTGAAGCGATCGGTAACTATGAGCCAAGAGCAAGAGTGTTAGACGTTACAGCTAAATTTTCACCAGATTATAATTCTGCCAATGTTACTGTCAATTTCAGGGTTGTTAATACACTCGAAGACGTTTCAGTGACAGTAACTATTGCGAGGATACGATAAATGTCAATTTCAACATCTGATTTAGATTTTGATAAGATCAAAAATAAACTAAAGACTTACTTTAAACAAAGTGATGAGTTCGCTGACTACAACTTCGAGGCTAGTGGTCTATCCAACATTCTTGATGTACTCGCATACAACACTCATATTAATGGCTTGACTGCCAATATGGCAATCAACGAATCGTTTCTGTCGACTGCCCAGTTACGATCTTCTGTACTACAACATGCTGAAGCGCTTGGATATTATCCAAAGTCGTCTACCGCTCCAACTGCATACTTGAATGTAACTGTTGAAGCTCCGAGTGGACCGAGCAGAGTCGTAATGCCAGAATACACACAATTCAGAGCAGACGTTGATGAAATATCGTACATATTCCGAACAGTCAATAACGTATCAGCTCCAAAGGTTGATGGTACGTATACGTTCGACGTTGAGGTTAAGCAGGGTGAGCCAAAAGCAAGAACCTTCGTAGTAGGCGCAGATGACGATGATCAAGTATTTGTTATTCCAGACGAGAACTTAGACAGCTCAACGGTAGTGGTCAAAGTGTTTGACAATTTCAATACCGTAAACTACACTCCTTACGTTAATATCGACAAAGCATTAACAGTCAACGAAACCTCAACTGTATACATGTTACGCGAAGTTGCTAATGGTCATTATGAGCTATTCTTTGGTGATGGTAATGTGTTAGGTAGAGCTCCAGTAGCAGGAAATAAAATCCGAGTTGAGTATTTGTCGACTAAAGGAGCTGCGGCTAATACTGCCTCAATCTTCCTAGGAAGCCTATTATCGATCAATGGGGTCGAATATCCTATTATAGTTAACTCGGTAATAGAGGCAGCTGGAGGGTCTAGTAAGGAGTCTACCACATCGATCAAGCGGAATGCTCCTGCGCTTCATGCTACACAAAAAAGATTAGTTACTGCGCAGGATTATGAAACTCTGATTAAGTCAACGTTCTCACAATACTTAGATGATGTTGTTGCTTGGGGTGGACAGGATAACGATCCGCCAAAATACGGATCGGTATACGTATCGTTAAAGTTCAAGCAAGGGTTGAGTGATTTAGCTCAGCAGGAAGTCAAGCAGATTATTAATGACCAGCTAACATCCAATATATCGATCATGTCTATTGATACCGAGTTTGTTGATCCTAACGAATCTTTCCTTGAGCTGGACGTCCACTTTAACATAGATCCTTCCAAGACAAGTACAACAGCACAATCCCTAGAGGTTAATGTTAGTCAATTGGTCCAAGATTACTTCGTGGATAACTTAAATACATTCAACACTACATTTAGACGCTCTAGATTGCTATCACGCATCGACGATTTTTCCCAAGCCATCCTTAACTCTAGAGTTGATGTTAAGATACAGCAACGTCTTGAAGATATGATTGTTGGTATAGAGCGAGATTATGTATTAAATTATCCAGTAATGCTGGCTTCACCAGACAAAGATAATCATATTATCACTACGTCTACCTTTAGAAGTAATGACCAGCTAGTGTTAATTAAAAACGAACTTGGCTCTAATAGATTGCAACTATTTAATACATCCAATACCCCGATCTTGAACAACATAGGGTATTATGATGGGGCGACAGGAACTGTTTACATTAATGCTCTTAATATACAAGAGAGCACCCTGCTGAAGGTTAGCGCTATCCCAGCTAACCCAAGCACTATTTCGCCACCAAGAAATTTCATTGTATCGTTAGACTCTAATACTCTCAACGTTAATGGTAAGAGAGAGGACGTATAATGGCTGTGTTTAGAAATAATACAAGGCGACTTTCGACCAAGTTTCATCGCAGTATTGTTTCTCATATATTGCCTGAATTTTATGCTCAAGAGTACCCATCGTTAATTTCGTTCCTAGAAACTTACTACGAGTACACTGGTGAGGAATCTGTATCATTCGATGAGACCATTCGTAGTCTATTCGACATTCGAGACATATCATCTACCTCTGTCGAATATCTAGATTATCTTCTATATGAGATCGGCAACGGTTTAGACCATACTCAATTTGGCGCTAACCCTAGACTAATGACTAAATTGGTATGTGCATTATACCGAGCCAAAGGAACCCAGATATCAGCTGAGCAGTTCTTCAAGTCGTTCTACAAAGAAAATGTTGAGATCCAATATCCGAAGAGAAATATATTTGTACTCAATAGTACCAGTCAGATCGGACCACAGCATTTAGACTTTATACAAGACGATAAAAAATATCAGATATTCTCCATTCTTATTAAGACTGGATTATCGTTAGCTGATTACGAAGCTCTATACAAGAAGTTTATACATCCAGCTGGTTGGCATCTGTCAGCTGAGGTTGTAACGCAGTCGGATGCTGATATGCAAGTTAGCGCAGGGGCTCCTAGTGATCCACTAGAAATACCTAACTATCCTATTGTTATAGGTAATGCTGTTGAGATCGATGTAGATCCAGAATATGCCTTACTTACCATGAGAGAAACTGATGTTGCAGATGCTGATATTATCATTAGCTCGGTTCCATTAATGTCAGATTATCAAGATGAATCCTTCGAGACTCTACAAGTCCTTGGATTTAATACATTAGCTGATTTGGTTGATTTGAATACCCCAGCCACACTAGATGCATTCTTAGATGCGTCGAGCGACTTAACTACCTTAGACGAAGATACCCATAATTAAAGAGAATTAAAATGGCCAGACTTATTCTTAACGCAGGGCAAGGTTCTAATGACGGAAGCGGTGATACGCTACGTGAAGCTACCCTCAAGATCAACCAAAACTTTTCCGAACTGTACGGGTTAGTATCACTGGGTGATGGCATCACGCCTGAAGCACTGTCTACTTTAATACTTGATACAGTTAATCAACAAATATCCCAACCAGGAGCAATCGATATTGCTGGTGATCCTAGTGTCACTCAATTGGGTAATCGGATAACTCAGCATGACTCTATATTGGTGCAACTGCAACAAGATGTTGTAGGTACTGATAGCGACCTTGCAATGATTGATAGCGATATTGCGGTCAACGCTTTTCAGGTAGCTCAATTAGCCGCTACTCTAGAGTTAAACGAACAACAACTTTCTGATATAGCTGCTACCGTCACCACGTTACAGAATGCTGAGACGGGTGTTAGTGATTCTGATGTCCAAGCTGCTGTTGCTGTTGCTGTTGTAGAGCTCAATGCTAGACTGGCAGCTGATAGCGATCTGCTTCAAGCGCTTACTAATAATTTCAACACTCTGTCTTCTCAGGTAGTAGCCACCGACTCATCAGTAAGCACACTATCCCAAGATATCGTGGCACTTGGTGCAGCATTAGATCTAATCGATTCTGATTTCATAGTATCCGCTACCAATAGTGCAATCGCTGCTCTCACCTCGCGTATCAACCAAGACAGCGACTCACTAGTTACTTTAGCTTCTCAGGTTACTCAGCTATCATCAGATCTCAACTCGCTTGATATCGACAGCGATGTTCTACAAGCCACCGCAGATTTATTCAATAGCGTCAACACGCGTATAGATCTCGACAGCGATTCGCTAGTAGCCCTATCCCAACAAGTTACCTTATTACAAACTCAAGTCAGTAATGACATTGTTGCTGCTACTTCTAATGTAGAAAGTACGTTAACTAGCCAAATAACGGCTACGGATAGCGACGTCCAAGTATTAGCACAAGATATACTTAATCTAGAAGCTACTTTATCGGGCGATATTACATCATCAGTAGCTACTGCCCAACAAGCACTTACCACTCGGATCGATGATGATAGCGCTGCGTTACAATCATTGTCGCAACAAGTAACTCAGTTAACAACCGACTTTGAAAGCCTAGACATCTCTGGCCAGGCACAACAAGCCAATGCGTCAGCGATTAACAACTTACAAACTCAGATCACATCTAATGATGGTGACCTGACGGCCTTATCACAAGATGTTACTGCACTGTCTGCTTCTCTAACGGATCAAGCGACAAACCTCACAGCTACCAGTGATGCATTAGGATCATTGACCGCACGAGTTGATCTTGATAGCGACAGACTAGTTTCTGAATCGTCACGATTAACTCAACTAGAAACAGTTGTCAACGCCATTGATTCAGACTTCCTATTATCAGGAACAGCAGCTGCTCGTGATGAGCTGCGCACTCTAATAGAACAGGGTGACAGTGCAATTGCTATATTAGCACAAGACATCACCACATTAGAAGCTGCTCTAGCAAATGCTGGTCTGGATTCGAGCTATGTTTCTGATTTAATTGCTACCGCCGAGCAAGCGCTCACTACACGAATAGATGCTACCGATTCAAGTGTAGCTTCTCTAGCTTCTGATATCACAACCCTCGAAGCTAACTTGCAGGGCATTGACTTATCAGGTATTGGTGCAAACGCTACCGCGATCGATGCTTTAGAGACAGCTGTAATCCAAACGGATAGCGAGCTGACTACGTTGGCTCAAGATGTTACACAACTTGCCGTTGACTTGAATGACTTAGATGGTCGAGCAGCGTCCGCAACATCTGTTAGCTCACTAACGACTCGAGTAACTTCAACTGAAGCGAGTATCATATCTAACGCTGCTGATATTACATCACTTCAAACTCAAGTGAATAATATAGATGTGGCGGGTGAGGCTGTTACAGCTACAGCTGGTGCAATAAACAATTTACAAACCCAGATCACGGCTACGGATAGTGATGTATCGATCATAGCTTCCGAGGTCACTCAGCTATCGGCCGATCTTCAAGGAATAGACTTATCAGGTATTACAGCAAACGCTGATGCCATTTCGTCACTGACTACACGAGTCGACGCTGATAGCGATGCTCTTAGCACAGTCGCTTCGGAAGTCACTCAACTGTCAGCTGATCTCGGTGCCTTAGATTTATCCGGTATTGCTGCTAATGCTTCTGCTATAGACTCTTTAACAACACGCGTCGATCTAGACAGTGATTCATTATCGACAGTAGCGAGTAGAGTTACATCATTAGAAGTGACGTTAGGAGAAGGGATTGATTCTGACGCTATATTACAAGCAGTTGGTGGAGCGTTAGCTGAGCTAGAAACTCGGGTCGATCAGGATAGTGCCTCTTTAGTTGTATTGTCCCAAGACGTCACTGCTCTAACAGCATCTCTAACAGATACTCAAAATGATGTTACGGCCAACACTTCTGCTCAAAACGTTTTAAGTAATCGCATAACCGCCACCGACAGCGATTTGATTGTAGTTGCTTCAGATGTTACTCGTTTGGAAGCTGATTTAGGGTCTATTGATCTTAGTGGGATTGCGTCAAATGCTACCGCTATTCAAGGACTTTCTACTACAGTACAGAATAACATAAACTCTATTCATACAGTATCTCAATCGGTTACTGCTTTGGAAGCTGAGTTTGACGCACTGGACGTTTCTGGTATTCAAGCGAACGCTACAACTCTAGCTGAACTAACATCTAGAGTAGATCAAGACAGTGACTCTCTTGTAGCATTATCCACTGATGTTGTTACATTGTCAACAGAATTACAACAACTTGATAGTAATACTGGGGCGTCGTTGTTTGCTTTGTCTGATGCCATCTCTACATTAGAAACCAGCGTAACATCTAACGATAGTGGCATTACAGCTCTTTCACAAGAGGTTACTACACTGTCTGCTGGTTTGGATGCTATCGATTTATCAGGCATCACAGCAAATGCAAACGCTATTAGCTCATTGACTACGAAAGTCAATCAAGACTCTGATCGACTAACGGTTGTCGCCTCTGATGTTACCCAACTCCAAGCTGACTTGGGCAATATTGACCTAAGTGGTATCACGGCAAATGCTACGGCTATTAACACATTACAAACAACTGTAACTCAGCAAGGCAGCGATATTACTTCGGTCGCCTCTGATGTTACTCAGTTGACTGCTGATCTAGCTGATCTGGATTTGACCGGAATAGCAGCAAACGCTGGTGCTCTGGAATCATTAGACACACGAGTCACTTCTACAGAAGGTACTGTTACAACTCAAGCGTCTAAACTTACTCAACTGGAAGCGGCAATTAACGCGGTTGACTTATCAGGCATAGATTCTAACTGGACTGCTATCACTGCTAACGCTTCATCGTTAACCGATTTAACATCACGAGTAACCGCTACTGAAGGTGGCATAACTTCTGTATCGGAAGACATTACTCAACTACAAACAGATCTATCTAACACAGATTCGTCATTAGCGACTACACAAACTGCTGTTGCAACTCTAACGTCTCGTGTAGATTTAGATAGCGCAAGTTTAGTGTCCGTTCAATCTGATGTAACATCTTTACAAACAAGCGTTACCACACTGAACTCCGGCAAGGCTTCGACTACTGCTGTTAACAATTTAACGTCACGTGTGACTGCGGCTGAAGGTAGTATCACTACCGCGCAGTCTGATATCACTACTTTAGAAACTGACGTATCTAACGTTGAAGGAACATTAAGTACACAGGCTACAGCAATCTCTGGTTTACAGTCAAGAGTTGATGCTACAGAGACCGATATTACCGCTGTTCAATCGGACATCACTACACTTGAAACTAGTGTTACCACACTGAACTCAGGTAAGGCCTCAACGACTGCAGTATCAGCACTAGAGACTCGAGTTGATGCTACAGAGACTGATATAACTGCTGCTCAATCAGATATCACAACACTAGAAACTTCCGTTACAGGATTGAATAACAACAAAGCCTCAACGACTGCAGTGTCGGCATTGGAAACGCGCGTTACAGCGACAGAGAGCGACATTACCGCAGCTCAATCTGATATTACATCATTGGGTACTACGGTTGATGGCAAGGCTTCTACCAGCGCTGTGAACGCTTTAACGACTCGTGTTACAACAGCAGAGGGTGAGATCGATACAGTACAGACTGATGTTACTGCTCTTACAACTACGGTTAGTGGCAAGGCATCTACTTCTGCTCTTAATACTTTAACCAATCGAGTGACTGCTACCGAAGGGTCTATTACCACAATCAACTCTGATATAACCGCTTTAGGTACAACGGTTGATGGTAAGGCGACTACTACGGCTGTCAATACATTATCTGACAGAGTTGATGCGGATAGCGATCGTTTGACTTCTACTCAACAGAGCATTACTAGCTTGACGAGTACTGTGGGAACCAAGGCTTCAACGACAGCACTCAATTCACTAACAACACGCGTGACTGCTGCTGAAGGAGAGATCGATGTAGTTCAATCTGATATCACGCAGTTGACGGCTGATGTAGGGACCAAGGCTTCCACTACAGCTCTGAGCGCGTTAGAAACAAGAGTGGATGATGACTCCGATGGTCTAGCTACTCTACAGTCTGACGTAACAGCATTGACAACAACAGTTGGTACTAAGGCATCTACTTCTGCTCTAAACACATTAACGAATCGTGTGACAGCAACAGAGGATGATATATCAACTGTACAATCAGATGTCACAGCATTAACTACAACTGTTGGCACTAAGGCCTCAGCTGCAGCTCTTACCGCCCTAACAAATACAGTCAACTCAGAAGCTGGTCTGTTGGATACGTTACAATCTGACGTATCTTCTCTTACAACTACGGTCAACGGAAAGGCCTCTACTACAGCTCTCAATACATTAACGAACCGTGTAACTGCTACAGAGGGTGATATATCAACTGTACAATCTGACGTATCTGCTCTTACAACTACGGTCAACGGAAAGGCATCTACTGCAGCTCTTACCGCTTTAACAAATACGGTCAACTCGGAAGCTGGCCTGTTGGATACTTTGCAAAGTGATGTTAGTTCGTTAACTACCACAGTAAATGGAAAGGCATCTACTACAGCTCTCAATACTCTCACTAATAGAGTGACTGTGACAGAGGGTGATATATCAACTGTACAGGGCAACATTGCAACATTAACATCCGACTTAGGTGATAAGGCCTCAGCTACTGCTGTTGCTGGGTTGACTCAACGTGTAACTGCTACCGAAGGAAGTCAGGCTAATGTTGAACAACGATACTTTGTAGACTTGGATGCTAACGGCCGTGTTGCTGGTGTAGAGCTATATAATGGTACTGGCGGTTCAGCGTTTAAAGTTGTTGCTGACAAATTCCAGATCTTTAATGGAACGAGTGACGTTTCACCGTTTACAGTAGCTGGAGGGGTTGTTAAATTGTCCAACGCAACAGTCACTGGTCAGATTGATGTCAAATCAGCTGCTAGCGGTCAACGTATGGAGATTAACAACTCAACTATCACGATTTTTGACGCATCTGGAAACGTTCGAGTAAAACTTGGAGATATCTAATTAAAATCGTATAAATAGGTTATATGATTTTTAACAGGATATCAAAATGCCAGCTATAATTCGACAAACGATGAGCAGGAACCTCGCGAGAGACCTGCTCAACGATCTCATTGGTACCACTAACGAATACTATATTGGTATCGGTAAGTCTGACGTGTTCAACGACACAGACACGGTAATCAATCCAACAGACAGTAGATTGGAAGAAAAAGAGTTTCGTAACAATCTACAATCAATCAAAAAGGTTGAGGGCGCAACATTTACTGCTGCGCGTTATAACTGGTCATCTGGAATGGTTTACTCTGGTTGGAGTGACTCCGGTGATACCCAATACCCGTCATATGTTCTAAACGATGCTAAGGAAGTTTACATTTGTTTAGAAACTGGTATAACTGAAACTGGCGAGATCAACGTTTCTACCATCGAGCCTAACTACGGTACTCTTGGCGTAGACCACACCTTGCAGTTTAAGACTGGTGATGGATACGTGTGGAAGTTCTTGTTCTCGTTGACTCCTGAAAATATCTACCAACATCTTTCTTCCAACTGGATCCCTGTTGATCTTCCTGAAGAGTCCCTTGCTGGCGGCGACTCAATCGAAGACTTACAGTTCCAGGTCAAGGAAGCTGCTGTTGGTGGACAGATTATACGCGCCGAGATTGTTAATCCTGGATCCGGCTTTACCACTGCACCTACCGTCACCGTTGATGGAGATGGTACTGGAGCGACAGCTACAGCGTATATCAATAACGGACAAATCACTAAAATCGAAATGACAAGTTATGGTCATAGCTACACATACGCAACTCTCACAGTTAGTGGGGATGGTGTTGATGCTAGTTTACGTGCTGTGATTACAGATACTAACGGAATCGGGTTCGATCCTATCAACGACTTAAAAACCAGCTCCATAATGTTCAACATTAAACCTAATGGTGAAGAAGGTGGAACTTTCTTTGTTGAGAACACGTTCCGTCAGATGGGATTACTCAAGAATCCACTTACGCCAACAGGTATACAATTCACCGGTGTTGCTGCTAAAGTATTACCTACGTTGCAACTAGTTGATAGTTCACCGTTCCAGGTAGGCAAAAAGATTACTGGCATGCAAACAGGTGCTGTGGCTTACGTAAATCAATCGGAAGGCAATTTGGTACATTATCACCAAAACGAATCAACGGGCTTTATCAGCTTTGCTAACGGCGAAAGCGTATCTCAGGAAGGCATAGTAGTCACTGGGGTTATTGATCAACAACAGATTAAAAACGGTATCGATAGAAGCTCCGGAGATGTTCTTTACATTGAGAATAGATACCGTATCAGACGTGACGCTGAACAGCAAGAAGACATTAAAATCGTGATTACAATTTAGGATAACCGATGAGCAATTTTACTAATAAGACTTTTAAAGAAACGTACCGTGACTTTTATGATAAAGCAAAGGGTTATCATCGCGTTTTATTTAACTCAGGTAAAGCACTCCAAGCTCGCGAGCTAAATGAGCTGCAATCTATACTCCACGAAGAGATAGCGCGTTTCGGACGTAATATCTTCCGCGAAGGAGCCACTGTAAAAGCAGGTGGCTCTATGATCGACAACTCTCGTGAGTACATTAGATTACAAGCTGGTAGTGTAGTACCTGACGGTATTGTAGGACAACAATACCAGAATGCATCTGGAATTAAATTCATAATTGAAGAGTACCACGATGCTACAACACAAGATCCTCAAACAATATATGTTAAATACGTCGACACATCAACTGTAACGGATACGACTGCACCTGCTCGAGTAAACTCGAACGAGACTTTGACACCCGTAGGAGCCACAACATTTCCACTTGTTGTCGCCGCGGATGGTGATATCCCTGCTGCAGGTACCGGAACAAGCATCTCTGTTAACGAAGGTGTTTTCTTTGTAGATGGTCACTTCGTACATGCAGCTCAGCAAAGCACCTACATTGACAAATATAATTCTACACCAACTGTTGACTTCGGTTTCAAAGTAGTGGAAAGTATTGTTACGGAAGGTGAAGACGAGTCTCTGTATGATAACCAGGGAGCTTTTCCAAACACTTCGGCTCCAGGAGCACACCGATTCAAGATTGAATTAACTCCTACTACACGCGACGCTCTGTCGGAAGATGAAAACTTCGTATTCGTAGCGCGTATTGTTAACGGTGTAATTACCAAAGAAGTTGATGGGCAAGACGATTACAACATCATCAGCGACTTGCTAGCTACTCGTACGAAAGAAGAATCTGGCGACTACGTAGCTAACGAATTCAAAACTGTAATGCAAGAAAAGGATGACCTAAATCTAAGCGTAGAGGTCACTCCAGGAACGGCTTATGTAGATGGATATCGATTAGATTTCGGTACAACTATCCTAGACATTCCACGTGCACGTGACACAGATACATTAAACAACGACAGTGTGGTTGCTCAATACGGAAATTATGTTATCATCGATCCTGCCCAAAGCACAGGATTGGCTGAACTATCTACGTTCGGTCAAGTTAGCTTGGGTAATGGTGGTACCGCAAACGTTCGTGCTATCGAAAACGTTGGCGGCGAATATCGCTTGTATTTGTTTAATATACAAATGCCGAGTGGCGCTAACTTCAGAGACGTAACTACAATTACTGGATCAACCGGTTCTTGTGTATTACAAACTCCTGGCTTGCTAGGCGGTATCGATAACACATTATTATTCCCGCTTTCAAACCCACGTCCTCAGAGTATTGATGATACCAATTTTACCGCACAACGTACTATTGAAGCTACTCCAAATGCTCAAGGTGAAATATTAATTTCTGATACCATTAATGGATCATACTTACCAGTAATATTTGAGTCTGGAGTTGGCGTTGCTTCTGGCTGGACAGCTACATCGAACAAGATAACGGGCTTGTCACCAACGTCCCAGTATGTTGTAACGTATTATTATGAAGCATCTAACCCTAGAGTCAGATCAAAGATCCCCGTTAATGTAGAAGAGACAGTAACAATTGGTGATGGTGTAGCTCCGGTAGAAGGACCAACTTTTATCCAAGGCACTACAATGTGGCGTGTGGAGAATAGTACTGGTGCTGCAAGTATTGTATGGAATGGTGAGTTAATCACAACCGCTAGCGGCGCATCAAACATTACAACCATTAACGCCGAAGGATTCCAGTATACTCGAGGAAGCGCCGAAACACCTACGTTTACTACTACATTCACGTCTCCGACTTCTACAAATTTAAATTATGTGGACTTTGTTGGTAACTACACCAGAGACTTGGATTTTAGTAGAACACGTACCAGCACGTATGCTGCAATTGGATATACACGCAACGTAACCGAAACGTATAGCAGAACAGTTTTCGTTCCAAATGCGCTGGCACCAGGTGAACCTGGCGTGTTTGAAATTCCTTTTAGTCGAACTGTAACTCAGAGTTTCTCGGCTCCGGGAACAACGACTGACTTCACTGGGTTGTATACACGAGCATCTTCATATACACGATTAAGAGCAAGCACCTATACAGGGTACTACACTCAAAACGGTAGCACTAACGGCACGAATTATACATATTATTCGGTATCACGACAAGCGTTGGCAAGCAGCTTAGATACTTCTGCTATTACATTAGATTACGCTGATGGCATTAGACTATCTCAAGTCCTCGATGCTAGCGGTAATAACGTTACCGGATCATTCGAGTTCGATGGTGGTCAGCGTGACAACTATTACGGACCAATTAAGTTAAGACTGAAATCCGGATTAACGGCAGAAGCTGGTTCCCAGTTTACTGTTGCCTTCCAGCACTATTTCCATGGCGATGGCGACTACTTCAGTGTAGAATCGTATCCACAGAATTATAGTAACATCCAGTCGTATAAAACTTCTTCGGGTGCCGTCGTGCAATTGACGGACGTATTAGACTTCCGTCCAGTGATTTTATCTGGTGAGGTCCAAGCAGAGAGTATCAATCCTCTCCCACGGAACAAGAGTATTATCAGCGTTGACGCTACGTATTACTTGCCTCGTATAGATATGCTGGTAGCAAACACTCTAGATTCAAGAGGTAGACGCGGTACTGGTCGCCTACAAATAGTTGAAGGTGAGCCATCATTAGATCCACGTCCTCCTCAGGTACCGACTGGATCGTTGGCGTTGTTCCAGTTCAATCTCAATGCGTATACAATAGATAAAAACGATTTATCTACTATCAAGATCCCGCACAAGCGTTTCACCATGCAGGATATAGCAAAGCTGGAAAATCGACTAGACACTTTGTATGAGCTTACTACGCTTAGCTTACTTGAAGCGGACACTGCAACATTAGCAGTATTAGATGAGAATGGCAACAATCGTACCAAATCCGGATTCATAGCTGATAACTTTAGCTCGTTGAACTTCTGTGATTTAGACGACCCAGATTATCGTGCTTCTGTTGAACCGCTAAGTGGCGAGCTGATGCCTTCTTTCAGAGAGAACTCAGTGCGTCTCGCTATGAGACAAAGCTCAGCAACTAGGAAAGGCGAAGTCGCTGTACTTCCTCATTCGGACCAATTGCTATCGAGTCAGTTGTTAGCAACTGGTAAGATGAACGTCAACCCGTTTGCAGTTATCACTCAAACAGGGTTCATGACCCTATCTCCAGCTTCTGATGAGTGGGTGGAAGTACGCCGACTACCAGATGTTATGCAGAGTAATGTTCGTCGGGTTAGTACTGATAGAACTGATGTTACTTCAGGTCGTCGAATTAGACGTAGAATTGAAGAAAGATCTATCCAAGAGTTCTTGGGTGAACAAGTTGTAGATGTTGAAGTAGTGCCGTTCATGAGATCTCGTGAAGTTTATTTCCGAGTAGAAGGGTTACGACCAAACACTAAAATGTTCGCTTTCTTCGGCAACGTAGCCGTTCAGCCTTGGGTTCGTCAAGAAAGTACTTTCAAGCACTTCTCTGATAATCCAAAGGAATACGGTAGTGAGTTCGCTAATGCGACAGCTCACCCGAATGGAGCTACACCGCTACTGACGGATAATGAAGGTGTTTTGATTGGGTCGTTCTTCTTACCCAATACACCTAGCCTATCATTCCGCACTGGGCAACAAGAATTTAAATTGCTTGATGTTAGTATTAATGACGACGATATGGCAATTGCTTCATCGAGAGCTAATTACCAATCCGTTGGACGTATTGACTCTGTACAGCGCACTATTCGTACAACACGAATTGTAGAAACTATCACAGAGCGTTACGATCCTCTAGCGCAAACATTCTTCATTGATCAAGTTGAGAATCCAAATGGATTGTTCTTAACCAAAGCTAGAATATTTATGGAGAGTAAAGACGATACTATTCCGTTGCAAGTACAGATCAGACCTGTAGAAAACGGTATACCGACTACGCGCATCGTTCCTGGATCTAACAAGTTTATATCGCCTCAACACATCAACGTGTTACCGCTGAACGATCAGACTGATATTGCAGACGTCAGATTGTTTGCTGGTACCGATGTTGAATTCGATGAGCCGGTATACTTAACACCAGGCGAAGAATATGCAATCGTACTATTGGCCGAATCGGTCGAGTACAACTCGTATGTTGCTGAGACTTATGAATTTATCCTTGGACCAAATCAACGTGAAGGTCGAGTAGATAAGCAGCCAACTCTAGGCTCTCTATTCCTATCACAGAATGGTTCTACGTGGACAGCCGATCAAACACGAGACTTAATGTTTGAGTTGTACCGTGCTGAGTTTGATTCAACAGCTAACGTAATATTGTCTAACGTTGAAGTTCCTAAAATCACATTAGGCCTAGACCCTATCTCGGTCGAGAAGAGTAGTGCGTTGGTGCACATTGCTCACCAGGGTCATGGTTTCAACGCAAACGACGAAGTTGAGATTAGCGGTGTTCAAGGTACTATTGGTGGAATTCCAGCTGCAAATATCAATGGCAGCCATCTCATAGCAAGTGTATCGTGGGAAGGATATCAGATCAACGTAGGAACGACTGCTACCTCATCTGTATTGGGTGGTGGATCTACGGTTGTCGCTAGTGAGCAAATCATGATCGATGAGATGACTCCTAACATTGCCAACATCACGCCAAACGGAACACGTATAACAGCAACTGTGACTCAGACTTCAGGAGCGTCTTTTGGTGGCAACCGTAACAATCCATTGTACAATGGTGCGTACTCATCTGTCGCCGCTAAGCAAGTGTTCCTTAACGATCTCAACCTAAATGATAAACCAACGATCATAGCATCATCTGATGATATGTCATTTAACATTACTTTATCTACTACTGATAACAGAGTGTCGCCGATGATCGATCTTCAACGTATTTCGGTGATGACCCTAGAAAACGTAATCGATATGGGATCTGCTGCTCAGCATATTACGACTCCCGTAATTCTTGACGAGTCTGCTGTAGGGCTTAAAGTATTGTTCTCAGCTCATAGACCTAGCTCTGCGGCTTTTGATGTTTACGTTAAGACTGCATCAGATGAATCTTCACTTGAAGTGTCTGAGTGGATTCTTGTCGACATAGACAATGACATACCTAGCGATGAGAGCAGAGATGTGTTCAGAGAGTATTCTTACACTATAAACACAGATGATCAATTTAACATATTCCAAGCTAAGATTGTTATGAAATCTAATAACAGCTCTAAGATTCCTATTATAAGCGACTTCAGAACAATAGCATTGGCGGTATAATATGTTACAGAAAGTGAAAGGTCACACTCACCTCATGAGAGATAAAAGAACTGGCGCGATCCTCAATATGGATCGTGCTGGTATTTCTCAAGCTAAGGCTAGAAAAGCTGCTCATCAACAAGAAGCAGATAGAATAAATAACTTAGAGAAAGAGATAGCAGAAATAAAGTCGTTGCTTTCTCAAATAGTGGAGAAATTGTAAATGGCTTTTCAAATAATCAACTTAGCTGATCACATCAACGCTGCTGTTGATAAAATGAATGAGAACTTCGAGCTTATAAGCTGGACTGCTGATAGCGATGCTATTAACGATATCATTAATAACTATATCGATAGCAGCGTAATTAATCAATTCATAAACAGCGATACGATCAACAACTACATCGATCAGAGTTCAATCATAGAGATTATAGACTCTGACTTCATTCAGTCTTTAATATTGAGTGTTGGTATTGACGGTACAATTGATTCTAGCCAGTTCTACGATATCTTAGCAGAGACTGGAATAGTAGCAAGGTTGGATAGTGTTGAGGGGGGCTTTGTATTACTAGCTCAAGACTTCACCAATCTGTCAACTAGCTACACCAATCTAGACTCAGATGTATCAGCACTGTCAACCGCTTACAGTAGTCTAACCTCACAAATATCAGTGTTGGACTCTGGGGTTGAAGTGTTATCTCAAGGTCTGGTAGATCTTGAAGCCCAATTTATTGGCGGTATTGAGATAGACTCAGCTACAATTGTCCAGGCAGTCGGTGGTGCAATAACCACATTAGAAACTAGAATAAATGCTAACTCGGATGAGATCAGTGTTGTTTCTCAATCGATTACAGACCTGTCTGCTGACCTAGCATTACTCGACAGTACATTATCCCCTCTTATACAAGCAAATGCAACAGCAATTTCAAATATTGTAGCATCTGCCTCAGCTAACTCAGATGAGCTTGAAGTGCTGTCCGGACGATTTGACAGCTTCCAAGTAACTCTGCAGAATGCTATCGACAGTGGATTAGAGATTGATCCGGACGATGTCGCTGCAGCCGTAGGTGGTATTACTGATGATTTGTACACAAGGATTTATGTCAACTCAGATAAAATCAGTGTTGTATCAGCTGATATTACGACTCTTAATTCTAAATTAACCCTGCTAGACAGTGCGGGAGCATTATTTGATGTGGTGTCTGGTGCAGTATCAGATCTCAGAACTGACGTCGAAGCTGCAGATGATAGTAACTTCAGCGCTCTTTCCCAACTAGAGATAACTCTTAGTAATAAGATTGATAGTGACGTACAAGAAGCACTGACAACAGTATCCAACTCATACATTACAAGTGGCCAGTTAACCACAGCTATACAGAACGCAACTACTTCTCTGCAACAAGAGATTGACGGTGACGTACAAGCAGCACTGACATCAGTATCAAACACATACGCTACTGATGGAGAGGTAACTACCGCTATACAAAACGCAACTAATTCTCTCACTCAAACTATTAACAATACAGTAGCTACGGCTGAACAAACTCTTAATACTAGAATTGATGCGGTAGACAGTGCTCTAGGCGAGGTTACTGTCGAAGTGGGATATACTTTAAACTTAGACGCAAATGGTCACGTTGCTGGTATAGAATTTAATAATGATGGTGCTACTGCAGATATGTCAATTATAGCTGACAAATTTGGTATAGTCAACGCTTCTGATAATGCCATCAAACCATTTACCGTTGACGGTGATCAAATTCTATTGTCAAATGCTACTGTTACAGGAACCCTAAATATAAGCTCTAGTACTACAGCCGGGTCCATGTCAATGACAAACGATTTAATGCAAATATTTGATGCTGGTGGAAATCCACGCGTTAGATTTGGCCGTCTAGCATAAGGAATTATAATGGCTGATTATACAGTATCATATTCAAGACTATTATCTTTCGCAGGAAATTTCGTTACTACGTACTCTCGCGATCGCGTATCGTCATACAGCTCCGATAGCCAAAATTCATACTCTAGAAACTTTACCCGTAATCGTGTATCATCTTATACGAGAGATAGACAAAGCACATACTCTGGTGGTTACACTAGAAGCTTCGATGGCTTTTACAGCCGTGCTTTTGTTGGTAATTATGCACGGGATTATACTGGTTACTACAGCAGAACATTTACTGCCTACCGATTCTCAACTTATAGTGGGGTTAGAGAGACTAACTTTACGCGAAATAGATTATCGGTAACAAGCGCTGCATTCTTCACCCAGTTGTTTAGTAGAATTCTGTCTTATACTCCATATTACTCTAGAGTGGGTAGCCAATCATACTTTGCAGCTACCTACACAGCTTACTATGGAACAAGTTATAGCAGGACCATAACACGCACCGGTATCGTAAATTCCATATCATTTACTTCTGGTGGGGGGGTTGAGCCGTAATGCCAATAACATATTATTCACGAACATCCACATACACTAGGATTAGTACTCGAGTAGGAGTTGGCAGTACAGCTGATTTTTCGGGCACACCGAGAGTTGTAGATTACAGCCGATACAGACAAGGCACTGCCAGTACAAGGGTAGCGTCGTACGCGTCGTTTAACACTGAGCCGAGTACTGGTTACTATACAACAACTTATGTTGGCGATTTCATCGGAAACTTTGCTAGTAATAGTATACAAGCATTTGCTAGAACAAGAACTGTAGATTCTACAGGATACTATTCTAGAAACTATATTGGATACTACACCAGAGCATATCAAGGTACTTACACCACTTCGTCGGCTGGAGTATATGCCCGTACGTTTAGCGGAACATATACCAGAACATTCATAGGAACCTATGCCAGAGGGTATAGTGGTACGTATACAAGAACATCCGCCCAAACATTTACAGGGGAATTCACCAGAACATCTGTAGGCACATATAGCAGAACATCAACTCGAGTTAGTACTATTTCAGGTGGATCTGGGGAAACTCCTACATATACCCCACCCGTGTCTGACTCAGAGTTTGGGTTAGTTGTATATGGACCAGATGGGGTAACAGAAGTAATTAATCCTACGACGCGACTATTAAATTTAGCGTTTTACGGAGCTGTTTCTGTTCCCGCAAATTCAAGTGCGACTGTTACTGTAATAGATGCAGGAGACCCCACCAAGGTTGCTATATCGTTTCCTGTTAGGTACTTCGGGGCAACGTTTTTTGCATCTGGAGACACTATAACAGTAGTTAACACGCGGTCAACTCCCATTTCACCAACCATCGTCGCTATAAGGATTGCATAATGAGTTACGGTTTAATAGTAAAATCATTTGATGCCGGCGGCAATGAAATTATTCAGATGGATACTACCCAAGGGTTAACTAACTACGTTATAGTTAAGATGGGGAGAGGACATTCTGTTGCCGCAGGTACACCATATGGTAAGAACAGAAGAATTTTTGTCAAGCCTATATCTGATGAAAACGGACTGTATGTTGGAGCTGCTACATATACTGGTGGTATCAACAGTAGATACGGGATATCTATTTTATCTGGCTCACATGGAGCAACCGTCTTAAAATTTGTAACATCCGACTATGCTGCTTGGTCTGGCGATGGTTTTGCTTGGAATGAAGCATATAATCCTGTGACAGTCGATTATATTATTATGGAGGATGTCACCGGAGTAGAACCAGAAGGGCAATATGGTCTACAGGCGTTGTCGGCCAGCGGCGAATCATCATTCGACTCTAGAAAAATAAAATACAATGCTGGATTACGCATAACCTCTATTGTTCCACCGCGCTCCCTTGGTGGAGGCGCGAGTTCATCGGACTTGATAAATAACGACTCGTCGAAGTATATTGGCGCAGAGTGGACTAACTGGGATTCCTTGGGAAGTCTAGCCGCCATCAACGTTGAAGGGGGAACTCAAAATACGTATCACTTAGATATGGATCGCGACGAACCGGATCCTGAACAGAATTTTTACCCGACTTATTACTATGATAATTACACGGGTATATGGATAGCAGAACAAATTTAATGAGAGGAAATAAGTAAAATGACACAAGTAGTGAAATATGTGGCTACAATTGAGGAAAGCACAGGCCGTATTATGTCAGTCGAATTTCCTCAATCATCTTTGCCACCAGAAGGTACAGCAGACGGCTTGACAATTGTTCATGTCACACCAGAGAGAATGACAGAAAACTTTATGGGTATAGGTTGGAATCCTATGCTTCATTTTTGGGATGGATCGTCCTTTGTATTCATAGGAAATCCGCCTAATCGTCACGCTATATATAATGGTACAGATTGGGAGTGGGATGCTGAAGCATTCATGCAAGACATTAGAGCTTTGCGCAATAGTAAACTCGGTGCGTCTGATTGGACTCAGGTCCCAGATGCCCCTTTGACTGATGACGAGAAAAGTGCTTGGCAATCGTATCGTCAAGAACTTCGTGACTTCCCCTCAACTTTAGATAATCCTGCTAGTTTAGCTGAGATCGTATGGCCCATGCAACCATAGTACTATTCTCCCCTTTCTAGTAGAAATATTATACCATGAAAAGTTATTGTTGTCAAGGTATATTTTATGTTTACTTTGACTCATAAATAGCTTATAATAAGACCAGTGCATGTCGTAAAGAGATCCACTGGTCTTTTGATTATCCGCAAGGATAAAACTTATATAAATAAACGCATCCTATTAACTTTTATAAAAGAGAGCGATTAAAAGTGTCAGCATCTAGTATCCCATTAAAAATACTGAATTCGGATGGTGACCTAAAGGAATTTACGCCGTTAGAAGAAAATTATCTGGCGTATGCTGTAGGACAAGCATTACTAAACCCAACTGATGTTGGTGCGTTAACGCTTAGTTCAACAGGTGTAGCTGTAGGATCTTACGTTGATACATACTTCAACGAAAGTCCTGGAACTCACCCTGCTAGCCAAATCACCTCAGGTTCAACTACTACGACTCTCCGTCAAGTAGCAGGACCAGCAAGTGAG